TCTCATGGATTCACCCCTTCTCAGTGGCATGTTCCCACGATTGAGGAACTTAAACTCGCATATAAGAATGCAAAAGACTCTTTCTCCTCCGCCTATTATTGGTCTTCTACGGAGATTAGTGCTGCTATCGGTTGTTCTCTGTACTTTGGCTTTGGTAATACGTACAACTTCACTAAGACGGGCACCTTCTGCGTGCGTGCCTTCCGGTGGGTTACTATTTGATTCTTGTTACTTATTTTTTGAAGTATAATTTTTATACTTTAATTAAATAAATAATATGACAGATTTTCAACTGTATGAATAGCGACAAACTAACAACGAGTAGCAGGATTCAGAATCTTGATTCAACGCTATCTGCACTGAAATCAACATCATCGGCGCTGCAATCCAGCAATAAGGATTTGTCCTTATCCGTATCACAGATGGAGTTGCGGTTGAAGATGCGGGGTCACCGGATACAGAGGACCCAGACAACTAGTGATTGAGATACATCACAAAGAACATTGACAATTAAATATAAATCCTTTATTATTGAGTTCGTAATTCAATGCTAGAATAACACCCTTTTAACTCTTTCATTAAGCGGAATTCGTCTAATGGTAAGACAAGAGATTCCAAACCTCTTGATGCGAGTTCGATTCTTGCATTCCGTGCCATACCCAATTAGATCAGCGGACTAGAGTACTTGGTTACGACCCAAGGTGCCCCAGGTTCAAATCCTGGATTGGGTGTAGGGTGTTATGTTTTTCAGTTTCTCGATGCCCTCTAAAAATAGTAGAAACTGATATGGAAGTGTGGCAGAGTCTGGTTTATTGCGTTTGTCTTGAAAACAAATGAGGGTAACACCTCCACTAGTTCGAATCTAGTCACTTCTGCTTACTTTATAATTTATTAAATATAATATTTTCTATTATATTTAAAATCTTTATAAAGTTTTGAATTTTATTGTACTTTATCCAAGATGTATCTATGACGCAAAGTTCAATCTTTTCTTCTAGACAAGACTGAAACTTACGATTATCGTTATTTTGGATTTGATTCAATTTTTCTTGCCCATATATAGGTTCATAATGAAAAATTCCGTTAAGTTCAAACGCCAATTTGAGTTCAGGTATATAAATGTCTAATTCGGAATTGATAGCATCTTTTCGATTGAAAAGAAACTCATAGGAATACCTTTTGGTCAATTCTTCTTGTAAGAATAACTCTAGTTTGGAAACTCTTGTTCCTTGAGTTTTGTGAGTATTGTTATAAGTTGCAGCACAACTTCTGGAACAAAAATCATTTTTTGTTTTCTTTTGGTCTACCGGTCTTTTGTAAAATTTTTTTCCGCAGTATTTACACTCTTTTATATTGTTTTTTCTATCACTTCTTTGATGATTATTGAAACAATCTCTGGAGCAAAAATTTCTATTTTTAGTTCTTTTAATTTCATATGGTGCTTTTTTAAAAATTTTATTACAGTGTAGACATTTTACGTCTATCATTTATAATATAAGGAAAGTGATGTATTATTTATATATTTTCAATTCTTTTACTTTCCGTTAATATTTAAAATTTCATTATGGCGTAGTAGACAAATTGGATAAAGTCTCCACACTTTCAATGTGGATTTTTGAGGGTTCGAGTCCCTTCTACGCTTTTTAGGTTTCTAGATAACCTAAACGTATAAGATTATCGTTAAATCTTCGACGACCTCCTCACAGTGTCGTAATATGCGAGGTGCTTAACGTTAAGATTGTTCCTCTTTATTGGGGAACTTCACCAGGAGTAAGTCAGAGGTAGACGGCACCGTTTGGGGCGGTGAAGGCATTGGTTCGATCCCAATCTTCTGGACTTGAAGAATACTAGTAAAACTTCAACCGATTTTACATGCGTCGGATAATATTCTAAAATATAGAATGCATTGTGTGCTGGAGTTAGCGTAGAGGTCGAACGCACGGCACTTGTAACGCCGCTCCGAAAGGACACCGCAGGTTCAAATCCTGTCTCCAGCTTGACTTTTTATCAGAGAGATTTATGATGAATTTTTAAAATTTATACATGAATCTTGACTAAAGGTCTCACATATATTATGATTATAAAATCAAAGATAGACTTTGATTAACAACTATTTCTAAGGAGTTTAGAAAATGAAAAAATACGATGTAATTGTTTTTATTGGTAGATTTCAACCATTTCATAATGCTCATTTAGAGATCATTAAACGAGCAACAGAACTTGCAGAACACATTGCAATTATTGTTGGATCTGCAAATCAACCCAGAACATTTAAGAATCCTTTCTCTTATGAGGAAAGAGAAGATTTAATCAATAAAACTTTAATGATGATGAAGATGAACACTAATTACAGTATTCATCCAAACCAAGATACTATTTACAATGACGATTCTTGGGCAACAAGAGTTCAAAATGTTGTAAACAAAATTAATCCTTTTGAAAGTTCTAGAATTGGAATCATTGGGCATAAAAAGGACGAGTCTTCTTTCTACCTTGATATGTTTCCTCAATGGAACTTAATTGAAGTTCCTTTGATTGAAGAATTAAGTGCATCTCAGATTCGTCAACTTTATTTTAAACGAGACTTTAATTCAAATTTTATTAAGAATGTTCTTCCTCAAGAAGTTCTGGACTTTCTCAATAAATTTTCTCAAACAGAAGATTATCAACAAATTCTGAAAGAGATTAATTTTGTTGAGAAATACAAATCTCAATATGCTTCTTTCCCATATCCTCCAACCTTCGTGACTGTGGATGCTGTTATAGTGCAATCGGGGCATATTCTAATGATTCGTCGTCGTGCAGAACCTGGAAAAGGACTTCTTGCTCTACCTGGTGGATTCTTAGACGCTTTGAGTGATAAATCTTTAGAGGATGCTATGATACGGGAGGTAAGGGAAGAAACTCAACTCAAGGTGCCTGCTCCAGTTCTTCGTGGTAGTATTGAGGAAGCAAAAGTTTTTGATGCTATTGAACGTAGCACAAGAGGTAGAACAATCACTCATGCATTTCACATCAAACTTCCTAACGGAGAACTTCCAAAAGTGAAGGGAGGAAGTGATGCTACATCTGCAAAGTGGATTCCAATTTCTAAAATCACTCCAAATGAGTGCTTTGAAGACCACTATGAAATCATTAATTATTTTACTGGAGTCTAAATGAAAACCATCAAAGGAGACTTAATCAAACTTGCCGAACAAGGCGAGTTTAATATGATTGTGCAAGGATGCAATTGCTTTCATACTCAATCTTCTGGGTTGGCAGGACAACTTGTATCAAAGTATCCACAAGTATTAGAAGCAGATAAAACACAATCCAAATATGGAGACAAAGAAAAATTAGGAACTTGGAGTGTTGCTGAGATTGGTAATTTTACTGTCATTAACGCATATACTCAATACTCTTTTAGTCGTAAAAAAGATGTTTTTGAGTATGATGCTTTCGATAAATTTCTAAATGACTTTACGAATATGATAGAATATTATGATTCAATGGCAAATTTTGACTGGAAACCAGATGGAAATAATGTTCGTGTTCGTGAATTTAAAAGATTTAGAATTGGTTTTCCTCAAATCGGTGCTGGACTTGCTGGTGGCGATTGGAGTAGAATTTCCAAGATGATTGAAAAGTTTTCAGAAGATGTCTCTGATTATGCTGACGTAACTGTGGTGGAATATCAACCTTACTGAATTTTGTTACTAGTTACAAGGAAAATATTGGGTCCATGTTAAATAACATGTCCTTTGATTAATTTGATAGTCAGGTGTAAAGACTATAAAACACGAACTAACGATAGACGTTAGTTTATTCATTAACATTTTAAGGAGTTTAAAATGACTATTAATAAAACAATTCTGTTGAACACCGATTCTTACAAGTTTTCGCAATACAATCAATATCCCGAAGGGACTACGAATGTATATTCCTATGTAGAAAGTCGTGGAGGTACTTGGAACCAAACTGTTTTCTTCGGACTTCAAATCTTTCTGAAAGAGTATCTGTCTAATCCTATTACTCAGGATGATATTGATACCGCAGAACTTATTACTCAAGCACACGGAGAACCTTTCAATCGTGAAGGTTGGGAGTATATTCTTCGTGAACACGGTGGTAAGTTGCCTATTCGTATTAAAGCAGTTCCCGAAGGTTCTGTAATTCCTGTAAAGAATGTTCTTGCGACTGTTGAGAACACTGACCCTCAATGTGCCTGGATTACAAGTTACATTGAGACTTCACTTCTCAGGAGTATTTGGTATGGAACTACTGTTGCTACCAACTCTTATGAGAGCAAGAGGATTATTCACGATTACTTGGTGAAGACTGGAGACCCAAGTTTGATTGAGTTCAAACTGCACGATTTCGGTGCTTAATTAACTTCGGGCACCTAACTTTGTGAACTGCTGGAACCCCTAAGTTGCTTAGGTAATATGGAAATCAGCATCCAAGACTACTATTTTAGTAGTAAGGTTCAGAGACCATCGAAAAGGTTATTTACAAATAACACTTAGTAGAGTACACTCAAGCGAGTGGAAGCGCAAAGGCGATACTATGTATCGTAAGATATGGTCCAATCTTCATTGAAAAATGAAGCAGTTCATACTCAGCATAAATACTTCCAGACCAAAATTGTAAAATATTTATGTTGAAACTATTAGAAACTATACCTAGTTTAGAAACATTTAAGGGGTATTCGATTTCAGATGATGGTAGAATCTTTTCACATAAGACTAACAAATTTCTGAAAACGAGTATAAGAATGGGAAATGGATGTGCTTATGGAAGAATTGGATTAAACGATTCTAACGGAATCCGTAAAACAATTTCAATTCATAGACTCGTTTGTTTAGCATTTAAATATAACCCCAACCACAAAAATCTAACTGTGAATCACATAGACGAAAACACTTTTAATAATCATATTGATAACTTAGAGTGGATGCCTCTTTCTGAAAACATTAGATATTCTCAGGCAAACAAAAGTTATGTCGGAGACCCAGATAAACTTACATTAGAGTTTAATGAAGGAAACTACACGGTACAGGAGTTTGCCAAAAAGTATAATACTCCATTAAATACTATGTGGGATATTCTAAACAAATTAGGTTCAGTCAAAAACAACAAAAAAAGAAGAGTCTTTGGTAAAAAAATACGACTTGAAATTGCTTTAATGAGAAAATCAGGAAAAGCACTAAAAGAAGTATCTGAAAAGTATCAATGTTCTCAATCTTTTGTTTCTTTAGTTTTTAAAGAGTATGAACGGGGTATGCTTAGCGAACATGCCTGAATAACTCCGCGAGGAGTGTCCTCTTTTGAGTCTGCTGGTATCGGTGGTCTCGCACACCTTGTAAACTTCAAGGGAACGGATACAGTCACCGCTCTTCTTTACGGTAAAGAATACTACGACATTTATATGGCAGGATTCTCTATTCCCGCCAGTGAACATAGTACCTGCACCTCTTGGGGTAGGGAAGGTGAAGAAGATTCTTACCGTAATATGGTAAAACTCTACGGCAAACCTGGTTCTCTATTTGCTTGCGTAAGTGATAGTTATAACATTTACGATGCTTGTCATATGTGGGGCACTGTGTTAAAGGATGATATAATCAACTCTGGTGCAACTCTTGTAGTTCGCCCAGATAGTGGACATCCACCAGAAGTGGTAATAAATTGCCTTCAACTTTTAGACAAATATTTTGGACACACGATCAATGAGAAAGGATTCAAAGTTCTTAATTATGTTCGTGTAATTCAGGGTGATGGTATTACTCAAGATACGATTGACCGTATTCTTTATAGAGCAATGACTGCTGGTTATTCTTCAGACAACATTGCTTTCGGTCAAGGTGGTAAACTGCTTCAGAGTATTGACCGAGACACTCAAAAGTTTGCTATGAAGTGTTCTTCTATTGAAGTTAACGGAGAGCAACGCGATGTCTATAAGAGTCCGATTACCGATATGGGTAAAGAATCCAAGAAAGGTCGTGTAACTCTCTATCGTAATGATGAAGGTTACTTCACCGACTTGGAAGGTAGGACTGATGCGGTAGAAGTTCTTGAAACTGTATTTGAGAAAGGTGAACTGGTCAAAGAATATACCTTTGATGAGGTTCGTAAAAATGCTTCGGTGATTATCTAAAGACACTTGAGCAACTGGCATAAGGGCACTTTGCGGGTGCCCTTTTTTAATGTATAATGATTTCATATACACAGACACTTTATGTTTTTTGCAATCAAACTGAAAGATTTTGATGTATGGTTGGGTAAAAAAAATCTTTCTTATTTTATAACAGACGATGCTCGTTTCACACTTGAACCAGAAAAAGAAACTATGGAATGTGTATTAAGGTTTGGAGTTTCTGAAAAACGACGAAGAGTATTTTCATCCACTGATGAAATTCGTCGTTCTCTTAGATGTTGTAATAAAGAAACCGTTGTTAAACCTATTGTTTTGCCACCGAATAGTATTATGCTTAACCGCCAGGTTTTAATCCAAGGAAATTCTTTTGGTAAATTTAGTAAATTCGTTGTTGTTGAATTGACTAATGATAAAACATATCCACTTGATGATGTGATAAGTGGTCTTGTTTAAAGACACTTGAAGAACTAACCTAGGATCACCCCATAGGTATTCTTTTTGGTTTATAATGACTTTATACACACAGAAACCTATCGACATCTTCATAATTCTTTCACTAAATAAAAAAATATTTGGGCACTCTAAAGTGTCCATTATTTTTCTGCTCGATGACTCAGCTAGTGAAGAGATCTGCCTTACAAGCAGACATTGACAGGGGCAGTACCTGTATCGAGCATTATGATTTACTGTGACAGTTGAAGATCTGGTACTTCTGATAAAAAAATGACACCATATCAATTAAAATTGAAAGAGTAAAGGAGAAAAAGTCTCATGATTAAACCTAAAATTTTTCTAACGTCGGATACTCATTTTGGACATCATGGCGTTTGTCAATTTCTGAAGAGTGACGGAACAAAACTTCGTCCATGGACTGATATTAAAGACATGGACGAGGCATTGATTGATTTTTGGAATGAAACAGTATCTCCAAATGATAAAGTTTATCATCTAGGTGATTTTGTAATCAATCGAAGATCCCTAAACATTGCTTCTAAACTAAATGGTAAAAAATGTTTGATAAAAGGAAATCATGATATTTTTAGACTCAATGAATATGCTGAGCATTTTTATGATATTCGTTCATATCACATGATGAATATTGATGTACATGATAAAAAAACAAATATCATCATGAGTCATATTCCAATTCATGAACAAGAACTTAAAAGATTTGGCATTAATGTTCATGGACATCTTCATGCAAATAGAGTTTTAAACTCTTCAAATGAGATCGATGAAAGATATCAATGTGTTTGTGTTGAACAAACTAACTTTAGACCGATTTCTTTAGAAGAAGTCATTTCAAAAATTAAAATTTGATAATTATTCATGGAATTCGTCGAACCTCATTCTACTATATTAGTTTTAAATAGTTCATATGAACCATTGAATTTTGTAAGTTGGAAAAGAGCAATTGTTTTACTTCTTAAAGAAAAAGCAAAATTGATTTCAAAAAGAACAATTCGTTTGATAAATTTTGTAAAAATTCCATCTAAGAACTATAGAAATTATTTTCCAACAAAATCTCTAATTCATAAAAGAGATGATTTTCAGTGCCAATATTGCGGTGCTTATAGAAATCTTACAATTGATCATGTAATACCCAAATCTAAGGGGGGTGGAGATACTTGGGATAATCTTGTTTGTTGTTGTTATCGTTGTAATATAAAAAAGGGTGATCTTTTATTACATGAAACTGATATGATTCTTCATACCAGACCTTATTCACCTCTAAATCCCCTTCATTTGAAAATGGAAAGAAGTATGGTATCTGAATGGAAAGATTATCTAATAGCATCAAAAACTTAATAGAAATTTCATTTTTCATGTGTGCACTTTTAAAACTGTCACACTGTTTTGATTAAACTTAAAATATGGTATATAATACCTAAGCACTATAAGATGAATCTTTGACTTTATCTGATGTGTAACTACCGAATTTTATTTCAATAATTTCTAAAAGTTTATTGAAATAAATATCATGAAGTAATAATGTCTAATACATAATTACTTCCCTTATACTATCGTTTAGTAAAAAATCTTTATGAAACTTAATTCATTAATTCTTGCATCTGCTGTTCTTGGTTCAATTTTCCCAGTTTCTTCTAATGCATCTGAATTAAAAATTTCGGAAGTGTCTCAATACTCTTCTGATCAAGTAACAAGCATCTCTCAATTTAGTGATGTAAAACCAACGGATTGGTCGTATCAAGCACTGAGTAATCTTATTGAAAGGTATGGTTGCGTTGCAGGTTATCCGAATGGAACCTATGCTGGAAGTCAATCCATGACTCGCTATGAAGCAGCTGCTCTCTTGAATTCTTGCTTGGATAGAGTAACTGAAGTGACTGATGAACTTAAGAGACTTCTCACCGAATTTTCGAAAGAACTTTCTGTAATTCGAGGTCGAGTTGATGTTGCTGAAGCGAAAATTGGAGTACTTGAATCAAATCAATTTTCTACGACTACCAAACTTCGTGGAGAATCTAGTTTTGTTCTTGGTGGTGTTCCAGGTGCTCGTCTCAATCCAACATCTCTTTATCAAAATGGTCAAAATGTAGGAAATACTGCATTTAATTATGATCTTCGTCTGAATTTTGATACATCGTTTAATGGTGAAGACTTGCTTCGTACTCGTATCCGATCGGGTAATTTTTCTTCTCAACCATTTGGTTCAAGTTCTTCTATTCTGAAATTGGATAAAGCAGAAACCACGACTTCCAATTCAGCGATTATTGATCGCCTTTATTATAGTTTTCCCGCTCTTACTAAAGGTTTGACTCTTACTGCTGGTCCACTGGTTCGTAATACTGAAATGGCATGGGTGCCTACTGCATATCGTTCGGAAATCTTGGATTTCTTTACTACTGCAGGTGTTCCAGGTGTTTATAATAAAGCAACTGGTTCTGGATTCGGCGCACAATGGGTTCAACCTGGAAAAAGAGGTTTTGTTGCGGGAGTGAACTATGTTGCTCAGAACGGTTCAGATTCATCCAAAGGTGTATTTGATGAAACTGGTGGGTTGAATGCAATGGTTCAACTTGGTTATCGTGCTCCTAACTATGGTATTGCATTCGGTTACCGTTACGGTACTGAAGGGACAAGAGTTCGTACTTATAATGGTCCTTTGGGTGCAAGTGGTGTTCTTACTCCAGAGCAAACTTCGAACGGATATGGAGTGAATGCATACTGGCAACCTTCTCAGGGTGGTACTCTTATGCCATCAATTAGTGCAGGATATGGATGGAATACTGTGAGTGATTCGACTTCGATTTCTAACAGTGCCACGAATACATCTACGTGGTTTGCCGGACTCCAATGGAGTGACGTGTTTGTGAGTGGAAATTCTGCTGGCGTTGCATATGGTCAACCCGGAAATTATTCTGGTTTGAGTGATAAAGCATCTCTTCTTGAAATTTTCTATAAATTTAGAGTTGGGGACAATGTGAGTATCACTCCTGCAATCATCTATGTTCAAAATAATCAAGCATTTAAAGATGTAGAATCTAGATGGGGTGGGATCGTTCAGACGAAATTTACTTTCTAAAGAAAATTTTGTCTTCTTAAACACCCTCTGAATCTGGGGGGTGTTTTTTTATAAATACATAAAAAAGGTGAAATGGAAAAACTTTTTAAACTTTTGAGTGATTCTCAATCCACGCTTTTTGTACTTTTTCAAAAAACTTGGATGTATCATTGGAATGTAGTTGGTTCGGATTTTCAACAATTACATACTCTTTTTGGGGACCAATACGAAAAAATGTTTGAAGAGATTGATTCACTCACTGAACATATGAGATACTTGGGTATTAAACCTGTAAGTACTCTTTCTAGAATTGTAGAAGTATCTCATATTGAGCAGGCTTCAAATAGTTCTCAGGAAATTGATTCCAGAGAAATGGTTAGACAATTAAGAGATGATAATAAAAAAATCATTGATTTATTTTCTAGTGTTTCTGAAGAAGCAGATAAGCAAAAACAATTTGCAACTTCAAATCTTGTTCAGAGTTTAATGGAAACTCATGGAAAATTTCTGTGGATGTTAAGATCAGTATTAGAGTAAAAGTGTAAAATGGAAAATTTAAAAGTTCAGTGTCGTTCTTGTGGCAAAGAAATTCAGGCATATTCAAATAAAACCGTAACTTGCGGATGTTCGAATATGACCACTATTTGTGGTGAGAAAATTTCCGCGATTGATTTGGCGAATGTTATTATGGTGACAGATCCCAAAAGTTTATTTTCATCGAAAACTAATGTTCTTTCAAATGAAGATATTCAATGGCAAGAAGAAAGAAAGAAAAGAAAAATTCGTAAAATAGATTTTGAAGAGAGATGATTTAAAATGTTTTTGTATCAACATAAACACTAGAAATCAAAATATATTCTAATATAAATTATTAGTGTATAGATACAAAAACATGGACGATAGAAGTCTCAAAAATTGGATCAAGATCAAAGAAACCTTTGAACAATCCGGTAATACTGATAATATGTTTTATAAAAGAGCATGTCAGATAGTTAAAACTGGAAAAGATCCATATGCAAAATTTTTAGGCGAAATTCATGAATGATGATAATGATTTTGTAACTAGAGACGAAGTTCAGGAGATGATTGATTCTGCAATAAGAATACATAATAGAAATGCCTCAATTATTTCAATGTGTGTTGGTTGGGTAGTTCTTGGATTATTCGCTGAAGGTCTTCTTAGATTAATAGGCGTCATTCCTCCTTTATTTCCATGGCTCAAAATTACTCTTCAATAATTTTTTTAATACCATGGTTTGTTTTTGCATTAATTGCGATTTCAATGTTCATACAAGGTTGGATGATAATGAACTCTAAATATGGATATTCTAAATATCCAAAAATTAAACATCCAGAAATGAAAAATTATAAAATAGGAGAAGGATTACTGGTGATCAAATTTACAGAAGAAGATTTAAATGAATTACAGGAAAGAATTATAAAATTAAAAATGGATGAATTGTTCGAAGAACCTTCGAGTTACGAAGATGAAGACGAAGAATAATAACGAGTTAATCGCTTCTACAGTTATACTTTTTTTCATATTTGTTCTATTAATTTATATTTCACTTAATTTTGGATATGCACGATAAAATATTTCATATTGTAGAAATTCTAGCTAAAAGTCCCGTATGGTTGGGATTATGTGGAATGGGATTAATAGTAGTTCCAATTATAGGAATTGCTAGAATTCACAAAAAATGAATCTGACTGTGCCAATTTTTAAATTGGAAGACTTGACAGATTTTCTCAGACGTTCTACAATTACTTCGTAAACAAAGCACGACTATGACTCTGACTCAAAAATTCAAGAAAGATGTACGCACTCTTCGTGGTGCTGTAGATGGCGAATTTTATCTTGATGTGAAGAATCCAAAACTTTATAGAAAACTTCTTCAATACTATAACAAAAAAGGAGTTATATTTTCTGATGATCCTCTTGATAACTATGAAATCGTCATGGATCAAATTGACTCTGACCTTCAATCTATTGAAGTTGTGCAATGAAACTAATTCAAAAACCAATTGTTTTAATGGAGAAATTCCCCTACCGATATGTCGAGGTGGGGGTTCTTGAAATTAATGGTATGCCTGATTATCGAATTCAAAAAATGGATTCCTATACAGGACGATACAAAGACATGTATCTTTTGGATAACAAAGATCAACTGATTACTGCAATGGATAACTTTTCTTATACCTGTTGGTTGGACCCTGATGGAGTTGCTTGTTATGCTAAGAAAGATGAGGATGATGATGGCACCTAAATAATAATTGATGAATTTATAAAACATAAAAGTTTTATAGATAAATCAATTTTCTAAAAATACAAAAAGTCTTTAAAAGTATTGTTTAGTGTTAAAGCATCTCCTTATAAAAAATACAGATTTATTAAGATACATTGGAAATATTTTTCTTTTATCTGGATATTTCATCCTTTTATGGGGGGATCCCAAAATCGGATTAATTGCAAAATGTATTGGTAACGCTTGTGTCATACCTTTTGCAATCAAGTATAAATTTTGGGACATTCTTGTTATTTGTGGATTTTATGCCGCAATTGAGATTCCGAAACTCATTCAATTAACTTTTCCTAGTTAGTATAAACTAGGTGGTGGAGTCAATGACCCGTTTTGATCCTTTGGCAAGGATCTTTAAATATGTTAAATTGTTTTTAATAATTGAAATTAAATAATGTCTAGAAAATCGGATTCAATAATAATACAGGAGTTGTAAGTGATTGGATTTAATTATCTCGGTCAACATGGTAGATTGGCTAATCAAATGTTTCAATATGCAGCATTGAGGGGGATTGCGGATTATAAAAATTATGAGTTTTGTATTCCACAAACTAATTATAATGATAAGTGGAAGGATAATAAGCTTTTTGAAATCTTTGAATTAAAAAATCTTGAGAATATTTGTTATTTACCTGGACAATTTTATCAAGAAAGACAGTACCATTATGATGAAGAATATGTTCAAAATTGCCCTGATAATGTAAATTTGCATGGATATTTTCAGACTGAAAAATATTTCAAGCATATCGAGGATAGCATAAGAGAAGATTTTACTTTTAAGGAATATATACTAGAACCTTGCACTAAAAATTTTAATTTTGATGAAATTATTGCTTTACATGTAAGAAGAACTGATTATGTCTATAATTCAATAAATCATCCTCTATGTGATATAAATTATTATGATATGGCATTAAAACATTTTGACGATACTATTCCTGTAATGATTTTTTCTGATGATATTGAATGGTGTAATATGCAAAATATATTTAAGTCAGATAGATTTTTGGTATCAGAATCATATAATACATATATTGATTTGTGTTTAATGAGTATGTGTCATTATCATATTATTGCTAATAGTTCTTTTAGTTGGTGGGGTGCATGGTTAGCTAAATCTAAAAAAGTAATAGCTCCCCAAAAATGGTATGGAACTACTGGCGATACTTCTAAAAATAAAACTCACGATCTTTATTTAAATGAGTGGATTGTTATATGAGTAATAAAATTGATTTGTCGAAATTAACTTTTTTAATTCCCATCAGAATTGATTCTGACGATAGAATTAGAAATATAATTACTGTTCTTTGTTATCTTTTAAAAAATTTTAATACCAATATAATTTTAAAAGAAGTTGATAATGAAAAATATTTTCAGAGTTATGCTCTACCTCAGATTAAAGAATTTGTAGAAGATGATATTAATCAATTAGATTATATTTTTGAGAAATCAAATGATCCTGTTTTTTATAGAATGCAAATCATAAATGAAATGTTGGAACGATCGAAAACTGAAGTTATTGTTAATTATGATTGTGATGTTCTACTAAAACCGGATACTTATATAAAGTGCTATAATCTAATTATAGATAAAACTTACGATGTAATATATCCTTATGGATTTGGTTATTATCAAAAACAAATTTATGCTAATGATGAACTCGTAAGTGAATTTTTAAATAATAATTTTAATTTTTCAATTTTAGAACAACAACAAAATACTGAAATCTCTCAGTATGGACATGTCCAATTTTTTAATAGAAGAGTTTATATTGAAGGTGGGATGGAAAATGAAAATTTTCGAGGATCTTCACCGGAAGATAAAGAAAGATTTTTTAGATTTAATAAATTAGGATACAATGTTGGTAGAATAGATGATCATGTTTATCATTTGGAACATAGTAGAGGCGATAATTCTTGGCCAGTTTCATATCAAAAGAATCCATATATGAAAGAAAATCTTGAATTGTGGGACTTTTTACAGAGATTGGATAAAAAACAACTTATTAATTACTATACTAGTCAAAAATATTTGAGAAAATATTCTGAGGAATAATTTATGTGGAATTTAGTTACTTTTTCTTATGGCGGAAATATTTTTTCAAATTATCAAAAATTTATTTCCAATTTATTGAAAAGTCAGGGATTAAAATCTTTTGAGTATGATGTTGAATTTTTAAAAAATACTGAAGTATATAAAAATAACGTAGAATACTTTACAGAAAACAACAAATATGGTTGGTGTTCTTGGAAACCAATTTTATTACTTGAGACCATGAAAGTATTAGACGATGGAGACAAAATTCTTTTATGTGACGTTGAAGATCTTTTTCATCCAGAAATATTTAATTATGTTGATTCCGTAATGGAAGATGATCCATGTCTTTTTGTTTTGGGATTTGATAAAAATAAAAAGACTACGAAAAGAGATTGTTTTGTTTTTATGGATTGTGATGATGAAGATTATTGGAATTCTCCACAACTTGAGGCTGGAGTTACTTTTTGGAAAGTATGTGATGAATCTAAGAGAATCATAAATGAGTGGTTGAAATGGTGTTTAGATGAGAGAGTTAATGGAGAAGATTCACATTTCTCTCAAAAAGAAAATTTTCCTGAATTTTCTGGATATTCATCAAAAGATCAAAGTATTTTAACAAATTTGGCAATAAAAGAAGGTCTTTTTGTCGATAATGGTACTATTAGAAATTACATGGAATGTAATGCTGATTATTGGTATGATAGATATTTTGATAATAAAGTAAACATATATAGACCCATTGATCAATATATGATTCAAATTCAGAATCAGTGTCCCTATATAAAAGGAAATTTAATTAAACATAGTCTAGTTCTTACAGTTCATAATAAAGAGTTTTTAATTAAAAAAGTTATAGATGGAATTGTAAACAACACTACTGGCGATTATGAGTTAATCTTAGTGTTTGATGGATGCATTGATCAATCTGAAAAAATTGCTTCTGATATGTTAGAGAACATTGATATAGATTATAAGATATTATATGCATCTGATGTATTCGAAACCAAATCAAATAATATTGGATTGAGGGAATGTACTGGTAGATATGCAATTATCATTCAAGATGATATGGTAATTCAGGAACTCGGATGGAATCGTAGAATGCAAAAACCATTCCTAAAGTTTGATGATGTATTTGCTGTTACTGCTAGAACATCTCACAATTGGATTTATAATGAAGATTCGAAACATATTGGAATGCTTGAGAATCTTGATAATTGCTATTGTGATATATTAATACACTGTGATCATTCGGATAAATCTAATACACCAAGAGATACTTTTTCTGTCAGAGGATCTGTAAATAGAGGACCTTTAATGATGAATCTTGACGATCTTAAAACTTTAAATTATTTTGATGAGGAATACGCTCCGCTTGATATGGATGATCATGATCTTATGTTTAGGGCAAGAACTGAACTTAATAAAGTTTGTGGATGTTATTGGATCAATTATCAATCAGAGAGTGAATGGGGTGGTACAAGAATTAATGGATTCCCTGCTCCATGGTATTTAAAATCTCAACATAAAAATGTTAAAATATTTTATGATAGATACAAAGATGTTTTGGAATCTTATAGAATTATTGAAAACAGAAAGGTTAGTTAAAAAATAATAACTCTATTTTACTAAATTTATTAAAATGATTAAGGATAAACTTCAAATGGATTTAAATTAATATGAAAATATCTAGAGAAAGATGGGAATATGCTCAAAGAGCAGAAATTTCTGAATTGAATGAAAGTACTGATCCTGGAGAAAAAGCATATAAGTATGCTGTAGAAGTAACTTTTAATCTTCTTGGTGCAGATTTACAAAAAGATTTCAAAGATAAAGTTATTGTTGAAGTTGGTTGCGGATTTTACCCAGCTCTTCTTTGGACAAAAGATACCAAAAGATCTATTGGCGTCGATCCATTATTTAATCAATGGCCTAAAAAATATATTGATAGGTGTAATGAGGCTAGAATTGAAATGATTTCTCATCCATATGAGGATCTTGAGATTGATGAGGATGTTGATGAAACCTGGTTTTTCAATTGTTTCCAACATGTTATTTCACCTGAAGAACAAATGATAAAATCTATGGAAACTTCTAAAGTTGTCCGTATTTTTGAACCAATTGGATGGGGGAATGGACTAAATTTAACTGAAAATGATGCTCATCCTCATATTATCACTAAAGAAACTATAATAGATATTATGGGGGATTTTGGATTTGTTTATACGGCAAATTCGGTAGAAAAATTTCACCAAGCTGAATGTTATTACGGGACATGGAGTAAAACTAAATGAAAATCACTGAAGAACGTTGGGTACAAGCTCAAGAAGAAGAATTGAGATTGTCTTCTATTAATATTGATCCCAAATATTATGAGATGATGTATTTTACAATGGCAAAATTGATGAATATTGATTTTGATACTGATTTTATCGGTAAATCAATAATTGAGATTGGACCAGGACCATTGGGTGTCACTCTCTTAACTGAGAAGTTTTCTAAGGCTATAATTGTTGAACCATTGATTTATAAATGGGGTCAAGAATACGTAAATCTTTACATGGAAAAAAATATCATTATTGAAACAACTCCTTATGAAAATTTGACAATTGAGGAAAAGGTAGATGAAACTTGGTTTTTTAATGTTCTTCAACACGTAATTGATCCAGAATTGCAACTAAGAAAAGCGAAAGAGACTTCAAAGGTAGTTAGAATTTTTGAACCCATTAATTATCCTATTGAATTAGCCCACCCACATTTGTTGACAAAAGATTTATTTACTGGAATTTTTGGTGAAGATTTTGGCACTACTTACATTGGAAGTTCAATACCAAATTTTCATACAGCAGATTGTTATTATGGAACTTGGATTAATCCTGGGTGATCTATGTACATAGCATCATGCCCTCTTAGAGTTTCTTTATTTGGTGGATCAACAGACAATCCTTATTTTGTGGAAAAATTTGGATATGGATCTGTGATTAGTTTTACTTGTAATCTTAAAACTTATGTAACTATTAGTCAAGATAAATTTGGATTTAATAGTTATCAGCGCAAATATATTGTCAATTACTCAATAAGAGAAGAAGTGTCCAATATTCATGAGATAAAAAATGATGTGGTTAGAGTAGTTCTTGATTATTTCAATATGCCTCCAGTTCAAGTAACGCTTACAAGTGATGCATATTCTCAAGGTAGTGGTCTCGCATCTTCATCTTCTTATATTATTAGTTTGATTAAGGCATGTATTCTTTTTCTTGACATTCGTATGACGGATATAGAGATCTGTAAACTTGCCTATGAATTAGAATTGAAATTTAATTCATATTGTGGATATCAAGATCCTTACGGTTGTGGGATTGGTGGATTTAAAAAAATTGAATTTATTAGGGGTGGAGGTGTTAAATATGATTTTCTCTCCACTAAAATGTTTAATAATTATGATGCTCATTTAGTTTTTACTGGAGTTACAAGAAACTCAAAAAATGTTTTAAAAGATATTACAGATAATATCGATAAAGCAAAACCACTTTTGGGTACACTTGACAAATCCTATAATGCAATTATGCAAGATGATTATGGAACTTTTTTAAATTATCTGAATAAAAGTTGGATTCAAAAAAAACATACTAGTTCAACTATTACTGAAAACTTAATTATTAAAAATATGGATCAATTTTTGAGTGAAAATGGGACTGTAATATCTCATAAATTATGTGGTGCGGGTAATGGTGGATTTTTTCTTGTTTTCTCTGAAAAAGGAAACTTGAATATTTCCTATCAATCTGTTAAAATAGATGTAACACCTAATGGAGTTTCTGGGAAAATGCTATGAATCCATTTATAGAATATATTGAAGCACTTCAGGGTGCTCATATAGAAGAAGAGTTTGAAAAATTTTATAATGCATTTATCTCTTATTCAAGAATTATTATTCTCGGTAATGGCGGAAGTAATTCTGTGGCGTCTCATATTTCGCAAGATTATATGAAGTTTCATGGAAAAAAGGTATCTATTCTTTCTGATCCTTCAATGCTAACCATGTTGACAAATGATTTTGGATATGAGAATGCTTATCAAAAGTTTTTAGAGTATTATGTTGAAAAAGATACACTTGTAATTATTGTGAGTTCTGGTGGGGAGTCTAAAAATATGATAAATTCTCAGAAATGGTGTGAAAAAAACAATGTTCCATATGGGGTTCTGACTGGTTTTAAACCGGATAATACACTAAGAAAAACTTCAACAAATTCTCTATGGAATTACTATATTAGTAGTTATGATTATGGTGTCGTAGAATGTGTACATCAAATTTTTCTTCACGGAGTAGTATGAGATATTGTTTTGATATTGATGGTACTCTTTGTGATACTCCAAATAATGAATTCGGCAAACCTGATTATATGAACGCAAAACCTGTTTCATTTATGGTGGAACAAGTTAACCGTTTATATCATGAAGGTCATTATATTATTATGCAAACTGCAAGAGGTAAAGGATCCGGTATAGATCATACGGACCTTACTAAAAGTCAATTAGATGAATGGGGGTACAAATATCATGAGTTATTTCCCATGTTCTCTAAACCAACTGCAGATATTTTTGTAGATGATAAAGCAATAAATGTGGAAGATTGGAAAAAAATGCAACCATTGAAGTCCGGAATTATTGCTGGTGCATTCGATATAATTCACCCTGGATATATCCGTATATTTAAAGAATCTAAATTTTATTGTAATCATTTAACTGTGGCACTTCATGAAGATCCTTCTACAGAAAGATTAATTAAATTAAAACCAGTTCAAACAGTAGAAGAAAGAAAAGAAATACTTCAAAGTATTAAATACATTGATAAAATAGTTACATATAAAGTAGAAAATGAATATCTTGACTATTTGAAGAGTGGTAATTATAATGTTAGATTCTTGGGTACAGATTATAAGACAAAAATTTATTCTGGATCAGAGATACCAATTGATATTGTGTGGTTGGACAGAGAATCGCATGATTATTCTTCAACTAGATTGAAGAATCAAATTTATGAATCCATAAAAGCAAAAAAAGAACAAATTAAAAAATATGACTAAAAGTTTAGTAACTGGTGGTGCTGGATTTATTGGATCTAATTTAGTAGATTCATTAATTGATCTCGGGCATGAAGTTATTGTAATTGATAATGAGAGTGCTGAGTGTAATGAAAAATTTTATTGGAATGATAAAGCAAAAAATTATAAATTAGATATTTGTGATTACGAATTTACTAGAGACTTGTATAATGATGTAGATTATGTCTTTCATCTTGCAGCTGAATCAAGACTTCAACCTGCAATTTTAAATCCAATTAATGCAGTGATAAAAAATACTGTAGGTACTTGTACTGTTCTTCAATGTTCTAGAGAGTCTGGAGTTAAAAAGGTAATGTATTCATCTACATCTTCTGCTTATGGTCTGAACAAATTTCCAAATTATGAAACTGATCCCAATGATTGTTTGAATCCATATTCAGTATCAAAAGTTTCTGGTGAAGAACTTTGCAAACTTTATACGAAAATGTATGGATTGAAAACAATTATTTTTAGATATTTTAACGTTTACGGTGATCGATCTCCAACTACAGGACAATATGCACCAGTTATTGGAATTTTTAAGAGGCAAAAAGAAAATAATCAATCATTGACTATCGTTGGTGATGGTCTTCAACGTCGAGATTTTGTAAATGTTAAAGATGTTGTTGATGCAAATATTATGGTAATGTCTGCTGATATTGCAGATTTTTGTTATGGTGAAGTTTATAATATTGGTAGTGGAGTAAATATTTCAATTTTAGAAATTGCTAAAATGATATCCGATGATTATATTCATCTTCCATCAAGAGACGGTGAAGCAAGGACAACACTTGCTAATATTGATAAGATGAAAAAAACTTTTGGATGGTATCCAAAAATAAACATACTGGATTGGATTAATGGACAAAAATAAATCAGCATATAAACTTCAAAATCTTCCTCCGATTTATTATATTAATCTGGATGATCAACCAGAAAGAAAAGAATATATGGAAGAACAGTTTAAATATTGGGAAATTGAAAATTACACTCGTATCTCAGCGTATGATGGTCGTAATGATGACCTAAGTGACTTTCTTAAAGGGAAATACCCAGATGGAATGTCTTCTGGTGAAGTTGGATGTACATTATCACACTTAAAAGCAATTCAACATTGGTATGATACTACTGATTCATCTTATGCTCTTTTTTTAGAGGATGATGTAAATTTTGATTTGGTCAAATTTTGGAATTTTACTTGGAAAGATTTTATTTCTAAGATTCCTTATGATTGGGATGTAATTCAATTGGCAATTATTTGCACTGGTGATCTTCATATTAAACTTCACAAAAGATTTATAAATGATTTTTCTACTGCTGCTTATATTTTAACGAGACATCATGCAGAAAAACTTCTTAAGTTTCATGTTAAAAATGGAAAGTATAAATTAGATCAAGGAGTTAGACCTAGAGCAGTTGCAGATGATCTAATTTATAACTCAGGTAATACTTTTTCTATTCCTTTGTTTCTTTATAGAATTGAATTGGGTTCATCTATTCATCAAGAACACATTGATGTTTATCATCGTTCTAGTCATCAAGGATTGTTGCAATTTTGGCAGAATCAAGGATTCAATATGAAAATTGATGATTTGATGAATTATGACCCATATCTAGGTCGGATCACAGGAACATTTGAATTAAATCAATGATGTATCAGCAAATGTGAACATTGGGATTCTTGACAGGATTTTTTTCTTAGGGTATGATACTCGGGTAAATCTTCACAAAAGGTTAATGACTGTTACAAAAAATGAAAATCAGCAAATGAATGTGTTTGCGAAAGAACCTCCAATGTATATTTCAAACGAGGATATGACTCGATACGAACAGCAACCCTATGCAGAAAGATCGGAAATTATGAATTCTCGATTTGCAATGATCGGAGTTGTTTCAGGTGTAATTTCTTATATAATTACCGGTAAATTTTTCTTTGGCGTATTTTAATTAAGGAGTAAAGTATTATGAAATTTGGTTTTACTAAACAAGCAGAACTTCTGAATGGAAGAATTGCGATGATTTCTTTTTTGATTATGACTGGAGTGTATCTCAAAACTGGTCATCTGTTGCCAGGAATCTTTTGATGTATTATAATTCCCTTTTAAGGGAGGCGTTATGCCTAGAAATAATTTAACAAAAGATGAAATTCGCTGTCAAGTTTTAAAAATAAAAAATCAATTAGATCAAGAAAACGTTAATTTTACTTCCGATCCAAAAGGACTAGTTCATAAATATTTGGATTTGGTTCTCTCTAAAATAGAAGAATATCGAAATTAATTTTTTTCCTTGGAATGAATCCAAGTTTTTAATTCATGTAAATATGATCTTAACATCTCTGCCTTCTCTAGATGCCATGAATTCTTGGTCTTGAAATACTGAGTGTTATGATTGTCAATTGCTTTCAAAATCTGATGTATTGGAGCATTCCAAGGTTCCCTAACCGGAGTATTGAACTCTCTCGGCATTGTTTTAAGATCATATTTACTTTATTTATTTAAAAACTTGACATGAGTTTAAATTTATTCTAGTGTAAAAAGATGAACTTAAAAATTAATTATGAATTCTATTATTGCTTGTAATCCCAACACATCACCAAAGACTCTAGAATCTCTAGTGACTGATGAGGACTGGTGTGTTCGTTATGAAGTTGCTCGTAATCCCAACACATCATCAGAGACTCTAGAATCTCTAGCGACTGATAAGGATTGGAGTGTTCGTGTGGGAGTTGCTTCTAATCCCAACACATCATCAAAGACTCTAGAATCTCTAGCGACTGATGAAGATTGGGAGATTCGTATGTTAGTTGGCGAAAATCCAAAGTCATCAGAACTTGCACGACGACTGGTTCTGATGACAAATAATAAACCGTCCACCTGAGTTCTTCAGAACTCTCAGGTGTCTTATACTTTTTTAATTCAACTCTTGAGTTATGTATTTTTATCAAAAAATCGAACTTGCTGAAAATCCCAACACACCATTAAAAACTCTAGAAATCTTAGCGACTGATCATGATTGGCGTGTTCGTGATGGAGTTGCTTCTAATCCCAGCACATCATCAAAAATTCTAGAATTTTTAGCAACTGATGAGGACTGGTGTGTTCGTTATGAAGTTGCTGAAAATCCCAACACATCATCAAAGACTCTAGAATCTCTAGCGACTGATACCGATTTTTATATTCGTAGCGAAGTTGCTTATAATCCCAACTCAACTGAACTTGCAAGAAGACTGGTTCTGATGACAAATAATCGATCAGTAAGTAAACTGTCACAGTGCTCATCAAACTAAGAAATTTTCGTTCTATAATTCATTCGTTTAAAGTTGATTCAGCAGAAAACATAGTCTTCCACTTTCTTTTTCTGTGAAAATCGACCAATTCACAATCAACTTGGAGAACATCATGACTTTTATTACTGCATTAGAAAATGAACTGAATACCACCGAGACTTTGAATGGAGCAAAAGCATATTCTTCGACTTTGAATTATTGCCTAGATCTTTTTGGTAAGATCGGATCATGTCGTAATGATATGAATCAAGCAAAGAAACTCTTTGCTCGCGCTTATCAAGTAAATCCTGAAACTGCTACTCGTATTTTGTTCTGGGTGCGCGATATTCGGGGTGGGCAAGGTGAACGTGAAGTTTTTCGTCAACTATTTAAATATCTTGTAGAACAGGATTCACAAATTGCCGTAAAACTTGTTTCTCTAGTGCCTGAATATGGTCGTTGGGATGATCTTCTTATTCTGGAGGATACTTCTGCATGGGAAGCAGTTCTTGATCTTATCAAAACTCAATTACTTCAAGATGTTGCAGTTCTTGCTGATCAATCATCTAATCAAGTAAGTTTAATTAGCAAATGGTTGCCTTCAATCAATGCTTCTAGTAAAGACAGTAAGCGTTTAGGGCGTAAGATTGCATCTTATCTTGGTATGACAGAACGTCAGTATCGTCAAACTCTGTCGAAACTCCGTAATCATATTAAGATTATTGAAACTGCAATGTGTTCTAGAGAATGGTCTGCAATTGACTATTCAAAAGTACCTTCTCGTGCTTCATTTATGTACCGTAAGGCATTTGCAAAGCAGGATGCAACTCGTTATGCTCAGTATCTGAGTTCTGTTGAAAAGGGTGAAGCAAAAATCAACGCTGCAACTCTTTATCCTTATGATATTGTTTATCAGTATCTCCACAACGGTGCTCGTAACGATAAGACTATTGATCTTCAATGGAATGCTCTGCCTAATTATATGGGAGATCAAACTTTCAACGGTCTAGTAGTTGCAGATGTTTCAGGGTCTATGTATGGTATGCCTATGGCAGTTTCCATCTCTCTTGCGATGTATATTGCAGAACGCAATACCTCTCCTGCTTGGAAAAATAAGTTTCTAACTTTTTCTGCACAACCTAAATTGCAAACTATTGTTGGTTCTACGATTGGAAAACGTATTGAGAATCTTTCCCGTGCTGATTGGGATATGAATACTGATTTGATTGCAGTATTTAAAACTATTCTAAGCGCAGCTGAGAAAAACTCTGTTGCATCCGAAGACATGCCTCAGAAATTGATTATTGTTTCTGATATGCAATTTGATCGATGCTGCTTTTCTAATAAGAGAACTAATTTTGAGCAAATTCAAAAACTCTATCGTAAGGCGGGTTATGAGATGCCTCAATTGGTATTCTGGAATGTGAATTCTCATTCAAACGTTCCTATTACCTCTCACGATACTGGTACTTGTCTTGTGTCCGGTTGTAGTCCTTCTATTCTTAAAACCGTACTTACTGGTGGTACTCTGTCACCTGTTGACATTATGAACGATGCGGTGTATAATAACAGGTATGATGAGATCGGTCGAGTCTTTAACACCCCTTAATAGGGGTTGACAAACTCAGATTTTCATCTTATAATCTCTTTAGATGGTTCAGCAATCAAATCTCTTTTTTGGATAAAGATCAAACACCATCTAGTTAATACGTATATTTCCTCTAATTTGCACCCATAGATAGTTCAGCAATCAAACTCTTTTATCCGTTTTGGAAACTTTCAAAAGAACAACTACTATCTAGTTTTTAAAACTTCCTTCATCCGGGGGGTGGCCTAATTGGAAAAGGCAACAGTTAAAAATTTATCTAGATTATAGATAATAACAGCAATTAATAAACCACTAAGAAACAGTTTATTGTAGGTTCGAGTCCTACTCCCCCGAATAAAGATGAGACAGCAATTTAATACACAACATATATTCTCATATTTGTTTTAAATTCTCATCTTGTTTACACTCAAAAAGTGTCTTTTGATTATTGGAGGTACATATTTTTTATTTTATCATAATTTTTGTTTTTTATATAATGTTTACAAGTAACCGTTGGTATTTTAGGTAATAGGCACTTATTATCTAAGATACCAATTTTTTTTTTTAGAAAGAGTAAACTTCTCTTTGGATTCTTAAACAATCTGAATAAAGTTAAAAAGTATTTTCACTATTTTTGATATAACTTATTTTTTTATGAAATTCAATCACAAAATTGCAAGTCTAATCATTCCTGCAGTTATTGCTTCTTCTTCTTCTTTTCTTCCAGTAGAAAGTGTGAAAGCAGATGTAGTTCCTCTAAACACGCAATCACAGGTATCTAAAGCATCAGAATCTCCAGTATTCTTTATTCTTAAATATGCATTGTTGTTTGGAGGTGTATCAGGAACTTTGTTGATTTTGATATCTTTCTTTTTCAGAAAAGTTGTCAATACCAACATGGTCCATATTGTTCAGAATGGTAAAACTACAGTTCCTTATGGATCAAATTTGCCTAATGGAAATGTTTATTATGAAATTCCTTCCTGGGTTCCAAAGTTTGGTGTTTCTGTTATCAAACTTCCGGTAAATAATTTTGATCTGTCTCTTCAAGATTATGAAGCTTATGATGAAGATAGAGTTCCTTTTTTGGTAGATGTTACGGCATTTTTTAGAATCATTGATCCCACTGTTGCATCTCAAAGAATTTCTAACATCTCAAGTCTTGAACAGCAATTGACACTCATCGTTCAGGGTGCTGTGAGAAGGGTTCTCGCCTCTGAGAAAATTGATAACATCATGACTCAAAGATCTACTTTTGGTGAGAGTTTTTCGAATGAAGTTAGAGATCAATTAGCTGAATGGGGAGTAAGTTCTGTGAGAAATATGGAACTTATGGACATTCGTGATTCTCCTAAATCTTCGGTAATTTCTAATATTATGGCTAAAAAGATCTCAGAGATTGAGAAAGATAGTCGTATTACTGTTGCTGAGAATAATCGTCTAGCAACTGTTGCTGAAGTTGAAAATAAGCGTACATCTGAAATTTCTTCAGTGGAAGCAAATCGTGAAATCGCACTCAGTAAACAACTTGCTGAACAACAAGTTGGAGAAAGATCTGCTGAGAAAGATAAAGTAATTGGTATAGCACAAGAACAATCAAAGCAACAAGTTCTTCTGCAACAAGCTGAGACCAAAGAAAAGGATCTTGCAGTTCAGAGAGTTCAAGAAATCAAATCCGCTGAAATTACACGAGACAGAGCACTTGTTCAGGCTGAAGAATTGCAAAAAGTTGCTAAAATTAGTAAAGAAACTGCATTGATTGAGGCATCTCAGCAAAAAGAAACTTCTATTCTTATTGCTGATGGTAAGTTGGAATCCGAGAAAAGAAACGCTGAAGCTATTCAGACTACTGGTATTGCTAAGGCAGAAGCTGATAAAGCTATGCAACTTGCACCAGTTAGTGCTCAAATTGCTCTTTCACAAGAGATTGGTAATAATGAATCTTATCAGAAGTATCTTGTTCTCGTTGAAGCACTTAAATCTTATATGTCTGTAGGTGTTGAACAAGCTAAGGCACTTCAATCTGCGGAAGTTAAGGTTATTGCCAATGGTGGATCTACCTCTGATGGTGTGAAAAATGTGATGGATCTCTTTAGTTCTAAAGGTGGAACTTCTCTTGCATCTGCATTTGAAGCATTTGCTCAAAGTGATCTTGGGGCAGATTTGTTGAATAAAATTACTCAATCTTGATATTTGTAGGAAGCGAACACCTCTCTTTGGGTTCTTTGAGAAACTGAATGAAGTGAAAGAGGAGAATTACTTGCGCTTTAGACTCTCCCTCCTACCCCATATTCGGGTAGTCTAGTGGTCAGGACGAGCAGACAATGCATATGGAGTTCGGGTTCGATTCCCGATCCGAATATTTGACTAAATATTTATTATCTTTGCGGATATAGTGTAGTGGTAACATATGATCCTTCCAAGTTCCAGTCACGGGTTCGAATCCCGTTATCCGCTTTCAAATCTCATGAGTCCGCTGAGTACAAATACGGATTGTCAGGATCTCATGATGGTGTTATGATAAGTACATCGGAAAAAAGGAAAACCTGATTCTGATACTCCCGTTAACCGAGACCTATGGGGAGTCTAAACACGTCTCTTATCTTGCCTTCTCTTGAGGGTGGAGAAGGAAAATAACGTAAAGAATCTTCCCTAGATTCACTTTATTTTCTTTAAATTCTTATGACTGCTACAATTGCTACACGTTCACAAAGTAACGCTTGGGAAGATTTTTGCCAGTGGGTTACTTCAACCAATAATAGGTTGTACGTTGGGTGGTCGGGAACCATTATGATTCCTTGCCTTCTTGCTGCTACTATTTGCTTTATTCTTGCTTTTATTGCAGCACCTCCCGTTGACATAGATGGCATTAGAGAACCTGTTGCTGGGTCTCTTATGTGGGGGAATAACATTATCTCGGGTAATGTTATTCCAAGTTCTAATGCTATCGGACTTCATTTTTATCCTATCTGGGAAGCACAATCTCTTGAAGAATGGTGTTACAACGGAGGTGAATATCAACTCATCATCTTCCATTTTCTAATTGGTATTTGGATGTATGCTATGAGAGAGTGGGAACTTTCTTACCGTCTTGGAATGCGCCCTTGGATTTTTGTTGCATATTCTGCTCCTGCCATTGCAGCAACTGCGGTATTTCTTCTTTATCCTATTGGTCAAGGTTCTTTCTCTGATGGTATGCCTCTGGGTATTTCTGGAACCTTTAATTTTATGCTTGTCTTCCAAGCAGAACATAATATCCTTATGCACCCCTTCCATCAAATGGGAGTTATCGGTGTTTTCGGTGGTGCTTTTGCTGGAGCAATGCATGGTTCCCTCGTAACCTCTTCAATTGTTCGTGAAACCACTGAGACTGAATCTCAGAACTATGGTTACAAGTTCGGACAAGAGGAAGAAACTTATAACATTGTTGCTGCACATGGTTATTTCGGTCGTCTTATTTTCCAATATGCGTCCTTCAATAACTCACGTTCACTACATTTCTTCCTTGCTGCACTTCCTGTAATTGGCATTTGGTTTACTTCTCTTGGCATTGCCACTATGAGTTATAACCTCAACGGGTTTAACTTCCAACATAGTGTTCAAGATGCACAAGGACGAGTTATTCCTACTTGGGCAGATGTTCTCGGAAGAGCAAATTTGGGTCTAGAAGTCATCCACGAACGTAACGCACACAATTTTGCATTGGATTTGGCGACAGTATCAACTACAGAAGTAGCACTCATTGCACCTGAAATTGGTTGATAAAATAGTGTAATCTCTTTATATAATCTCTCTTATGGTGTATAATCATAAGAGAGATTTTTTGTTTATAAAATGATAACATATATTGCAACAAATACTTTGAATGGAAAGTTTTATATTGGAAGCACTTTTAATTTTGAAAGAAGAAAACAAGAACATTTAGAATCAAAAAATAATTATCCATTTCAAAACTCTCTCCGTAAAAATCCAGATAAGTTTGAATGGGAAACTTACATTGATGAATATGATGAACCAATTTTAGAGCAATCATTATTGGATGTGTGGTGGGGGAAGTCGCAATGTTATAATATAAATCAATATGCTTCTCGTCCACCAGACCCAACGGGAAGAATTCTTAGTAAAGTGTCAAAAGATAAAATAAGTAAAAAATTAAAGGGTAGAGTAATAAATGAAAAAACTAGAAAGGCAGTTTCATACTCAAATAAAACTAGACATCTTAATGAAGAAACTTTAAAGATAAAATCTGATGCTATACTTGGAGAAAAGAACCCATTTTATGGAAAAAAACATAGTGAAGAAACTATTCGTAATTTATCCGAAAAAAGAAAAGGTTTAAAATGGTGGTATAATGAGAAAACTAAAAAAACTTGTATGTCTAAAGAATTGCCGGGTGAAGGATGGAGACGGGGTAGAAAATACTCATCTTGACATAAGACCCCCAACCCTGCTAAGATATTCATAAATTCCAAATATGCCTCAAATTCAAAAACCTCTTCTTGCTGGAAAATTTGATGCTTCTAAAGCAAAATTTCCATATATTGTAACGCCAAAGATTGATGGTGTTCGATTCTTAATGGTCAACGGTGTTGCAGTATCTCGTACATTTAAACCTATTCGGAATGTTTATATTCAGAATTTACTTCAACAATATTTACCTGATGGAGTTGATGGAGAAATTACATCTGGAGACACGTTTCAGTCTTCTACATCTGCAGTGATGACAATCGAAGGATCTTCGAATTTTAAGGTATGGTTGTTTGATTATGTAAATCCAGAAAATGATATAATTGAACCTTTTATGAAACGTTTGAAGAAGATGCCAACTCTTCCTTCCACTCCATTTGAGTATGAGATTCTTTATGGATCTTTGAAAAATACAATTGAAGAAGTGGAGGATTTTGAAAAAATATGTCTTCTCAAAGGATATGAAGGAGTGATGTTGCGGTCTCCTTCAGGAACTTATAAGTTCGGTCGTTCTACTATCAACGATAATATTCTTTTAAAACTTAAAAGATTTGAAGATTCTGAAGCAATTCTTATTGATATAGAAGAGAAGATGAGTAATCAAAACCCGGAAAAACTTGATGCCTTTGGATATATTAAAAGATCCTCTGCATTGGATGGTATGATTTCTATGAATACTACTGGCGCTCTTATAGTTAAGGATGAGCATAATCAATTTAAAATTGGTAGTGGATTGGATGATAAAATGAGAGAAGAAATATGGAATAATAAGAGTTCTTATATCGGGAAAATTGTAAAGTACAAATATTTTCCAGTAGGAGTGAAAGAACTTCCAAGGCATCCTGTGTTTCTTGGGTTTCGTGATAAAGAAGATTTCTGATAATATATAATATTATTCCTTAGACGATGTGAGGTATTATGACCATTGAAGATAAAATAAAAGAATTTCAAAAATGTAAAGATGATCCAATATATTTTATCAATACTTACGTGAAATGTGCATCACCACAATCATCACAATCAATAGTAAAACTTTATGATTATCAAGAAGATATCATAAGAAGATATCATAATAATCGATTTACTATTGTAAAAGGCTGTAGACAATCTGGAAAATCATTCACTGGAATTTTATATATTCTTCATTATATTCTTTTTAATGAAAATGTAATTGTAGGACTTTTTTCTCATAATCGATCAGCTGCTGTAGATCTGTTAACTAGACTATCAGACATTTATCTAGAACTTCCGAGTTGGATGAGAATGGAAGTGATTAAATATAACAAAACAGAACTTGAACTTGGAAATGGATCTAAAATCTGTGCATCATCTGTGAATCTAACTTCAGCACATGCAACTATTTTTGATTTAATTTTTCTTGATGAATTTGCATTTGTGAATGATGAGATTGCAGGAAATTTTTGGGAAATGATGATTCCCACAGTTTTTTCTAGAAGAACAAAACTTATTGTTTCTTCGACTCCTTTTTATAGTCATAAACTGACTGTAGATGATGAAGGTAACATCATTACTATTAAAGTTCCAACTCTTTTTTATGTTTTATGGATTGATGCAATATTTGGAAGAAATACCTTTATTCCTTATGAGATTTCTTGGAGGATTTTACTTCCTGAAAAGGATGAGCAATGGAAAGAAAAACAAATTGCTTATATTGGTAAAGACAAATTCGACAATGAATATGAATGTAAATTTTTAGACAATGTTTCAACTTCTAATATTTTTTGAACTCTTTGGACTGTTCCTTTTCATTATGTCTCTGTTTCCTTGACATAATTCTGAATACTCGCTAAAATACTTATAGATTCGTGATGCAAATGAATTATCGGAAAGAAACACTTAGAGAATATACTGAAAGAGACTGAAAAAATATTATGTACGATGCAACTTTTATAAGCGATGTTCATCTCGGATCTCCTAGATGTAACACGAAAAAGTTTTTAAAATTTTTGAAAGAACTTCAAACTAAAAAACTAATAATGGTGGGTGATATTATAGACATCTATTGTATGGAGAAATATAATACTCGCTGGACAAAAGAACATACTGAATGTGTTCATCAGATTTTAGAACTTCTCAAAAAAGGCACGGAAGTTGTTTATATTCTTGGAAATCATGAGGCACAAATTCGTAGATACTGTAATTTTTCTCATGAAAATTTTAAGATGGTGAATGAATATACTCATATGGATTCAAGAGGAAATAAGATTCTTTGTGTTCATGGAGATAAGTATTCGCAGTATTCATCTGGTTCCTGGAAACAATTGTTATTTAATAAAGGATATGAATATATTACTCCAATGAGTGTATTTTTAGAAAAATTTTTAAAAATTTCTTTGATTCATATTCTTAAAAATACGTCTCGTGGTAGAAAATATATTAATCATTATGAGACTGATATTGCATCATATGGTGTTCGAAGAGAAGAGAAATATAATGGAATAATTTGTGGACATATTCATCACGCAAAGATTCGAGAATTTGGTACAATCACGTATATGTGTTGTGGAGACTGGTGTGATCAATGTACGTATATTACAGAAATGAATGGCGAATATAAATTATTATTTTATTGATTCAAATAGTACAATAAATAATCATAAGTCTCGGTAACTTATGGATCTTCTCCATTCTCCCTCAGAGTATTTGTTTAATTTACACACAACAAGTTCGGCAGAAGCAAAAAAAATATGGAGAAATCAAATAAAACAAAGATGGAATTACAAATGTGCTTATTGTGATTCAGAGAAAAATCTGACAATCGATCATATTATACCTCAGTCGAAGGGTGGAACAAATTTTACAACAAATGTTCTTTGCTGTTGTCATTCTTGTAATCAATCAAAAAATCATACTCCTTGGGAAGAATGGTATACATCTCAGAGTTTTTTCTGTGAGAATCGATTCTCTAAAATTAAAAAATGGATGAATATGAATCTACCTGAAAATTAATTTTTAACGAATAAAAACATGAATAAATATATGAAAGCACTTTTAATATTGAGAGCGATATCGAACAATAATGTCAACACGTATTAGACTAAAGAGGTCTTCTGTACCCGGAAAAATACCTTTACCAGGTCAACTAAAAAATGCGGAAGTCGCTTATAATACGTATGATGGTGAATTATATGGAAAAAGAGAAAGAGTAGGAATTGGAACTGATATTGTTCGCATTGGATCAGGTGCAACAGTTACAAATATTCTTTATGTTACAGAAGATGGAAAAGACGAAAACACAGGTAAAAAACTCGGAGACGCAAAAGCGACAATTAAAGGAGCAATCGCAGCAGCAACAACAGGAACAGTTATTAAAGTTAGTGCTGGATCTTATATAGAAGATAATCCTTTAATCATACCGGAACAAGTTTCTATTGTAGGAGATTCTCTTCGAGAAGTGTCAGTATCTCCATTAAATGCGAATCAAGATTTATTCTATGTTTCAAATGGAAATTATGTTGCAGAAATGTCTTATACTGGATCATTGAATTCGGGTAAGGCAATTTTTGCATTTAATTCAGAACAAATTGGATATTTTGATCAGTCTCCATATATTCAGAATTGTACGAATTTTATTCCTAATAGTATTGGTTTAAAAATTGATGGTAACAATGCAATAGGACCATTAAAATCAATGGTTCTAGATAGTTATACTCAATATAATCAAGGAGGTATTGGTGTTTCTATCACCAATGAAGGATATGCTCAATTGGTATCCTTGTTTACAATTTGTTGTGATGTTGCAGTTTATTGTGGATCAGGTGCAGCATGTGATCTTACAAACTCAAATTCTTCTTTTGGTAACTATGCTTTAGTTGCAAATGGTACAAGCCCAAAAAAATATTCTGGAATTATTACACAAAATTCATTAGAAAATGATGACACCTTTGTTATAGATTTAAATACGCCAACTTTAAATGTCACAAATGCTTTATATGATAATACTTCTGGAATTTTAACTGCATATACAAGTACTCCTCATAACTTTTCAGTTGGAATGGGAGTTTCTTTATCCAATTTACAATTTACTTGTCAGGGAATTGGAGGAATAAACACTTATCCAAGTGGAAAATATGGTTATATTTTTGAAGTTAAAACTGTTGCTCCAGGAAGATATGTAGACTCTTATAATTTAATTCAAAATAATAAATTAGAAATTCAGGATAAATCTTTAGCGGCAATTGCATTAAATCATCCAGATTTCATTTTTCCAGGAAATTCATCATCTGATTTAAGATATCGATATTATGATTCTTATCGTTTGATTCAAAAAAATAAACAAGAAATTGTAGATAAATCTCTTGCTTCTATTGCAGTTGGATTTCCTTCTAATTTTAAATTTCCGGATGATCCAGTTCCATTTGAAAGAAATCGTTTTTATGATGCATCTGGATTAATTCAAAGAAATAAACAAGAAATTATTGATAAATCAATTGGGGCAATTGCAATTGCTCATACGAATTTTTATTTTCCAGGAGATTTTCAAACAAATTCAAGATCTCGTTATTTTGATTCTTATCGTTTAATTCAAAAAAATAAGAATGTAATTGTTTCTATTGCATGGACAAATACTGTTTCAGTTTATCCTGAAATTTCAAGCACTCAGAATAAATGTAAAAGGGATTTAGATTTTTTTGTAGATGCAATTTCTGCTGATGTTTTAACGGGTGGTAATAATTATTCTAGAGAGTTTACTTTACAATACTTTAATAATGGATCTTTAATTGTAAATGGATTATTGGGTGAGCAGACTCAATCAAATTATGCTTTTAATCAAGTTAGAAATTTGATGAAAAATGCAGTCACAAATACTCTTGTTGGTGCAGCATATAGTGATCTTTCAATTACTCCAGATTCCTTAACTGGTTTCAATACTTCTCCAAATTCTTGTGCAGACGTAAGATCAAATATTGATAATCTAGTTTCAATTGTAACTACCTCTATAGGATCAGGTAATACAAGTTCTCTACCTTCTCCAAATTTTGGATATTTTGTTGGTATAGGTAGTACAAGTTCTCCAGGTGGATTAAAATGTGCGAGAGATCTTGGTTTTATGATTGAAGCAATCTCTACGGATATTTTTACTGGTGGAAATAAGTATTCGAGAGATTTTACTCTTCAATATTTCAACAATAATTCTCCAATTTCAAATGGATTATTGGGTGAAGAATCACAATCTATTACTGCATTTCTTTCTGCAAGTGAATTTGCGAAGAAAGCAGTTACGAATCAATTGAACATTAAAAATTTGGGAATTAGTTCCGGTCCTGCAATTTACAATGGTCCTGGTATTGCTTATACTGTCTATGCTTCAGGTAATCCAGATTCTTGTGCAGATGTAAGATCGAATATTGATAATTTAGTTGGAATTATTACCACTGTAATTGGTGCAGGTAGTACCGTTAGTCTTCAGATTTTTAATGAAAATCTTGGAATTTCAACTACAAATATTTGTGCAAGAGATTTATCATATCTTGTAGATGCGATTTCTACTGATATTTTTACAGGAGGTAACAAGTACTCTAGAGACTTTACTGATTTTTATTTCAATGGGGCATCTTCTGTTGGAATTGGTACAAGTGAAAGACTTCAATCTGTATATGCATTTAATACTTTGGGTACTTATGCAAAAAAAGCAATTACGAATCAATTGAATTATAAAGAAATTGGAATTAGTTCTGGACCTGCAAATTATAATTCCGGTGGACCAAATATTCCTGTATTACCTTCAGGAAATTCTGAATCCTGTACTGATGTTCAAAGTGCAATTAATACTCTTGTGGGAATTGTAACAACTGTTATCGGAAGTGGATCACAGTCTTTTCTGAATACTTTTAGTGAAAATTCAGGCACTTTCTCATTAGGTATTAGTAAATGTTATAGAGATATTGGTTATTTAATTGATGCATTATCTTTGGATGTGCGAGATTATACAAATGAGAATATTCGCGACTTTATAAGTGGATATTTTAATGCAAATGGTGTTCCCATTTTAAACGGAATTTCCGGTGAAGTTATAGAATCAAAAACTGCTTTTAATGCTGTAAGAGATTATGCAAAGAAGGCAATCACAAATCAATTAAATTATCAAGATCTTACTTTACAAGGAGATCCAACAAATAAAGATGTTAATTCATGTGCAAATGTACAAAGTTTTATTGATAACTTAATTGCAACGGTAAACTCAGACTCGGTTGGAATTGGAACTACTCAATTGTCATTACCTTCTGTTTCAATGGCAAGTACAGTATTTACTTGTAATGTTGGAGTTTCTACTACACCAAATCAAGTTTATGTCTCTGGTGGGACCGCAAGAATTAATACAGTTCGTCCATTTGATGGACAGGTGATATACTTTGGTGATCTTTATTATACTGTTGGAAACATTCAAATTTTAAATAACGGTTCTGGATATATCACTAGTCCAATTATTGAAATTCAAGAACCCGACGTATCTTGGGGAATTCCTGCTACTTCTGTTGCGGAAATTCGAAATGGATCTTTGACAAATATTGAAATTGTTTCGAGTGGTAGAGGATATAAAAATGTTCCGAAAATTACGATTAGTTCTCCTGATGTGGGTGTGAATACTGCTACTGCAATTGTTGAATTAATTCCTACTTATTATTCTATTCTTTCTTCCACTCCTGTATCCTCTGGAATTTGTACAGTTACAATTAATCAAACTTTACCGTACGCTTTAAATTCTGGTACAAGAGTTGACATATATAAACAAAGTAGAATTTTAGCTTCCGGTCACTCTTTAGAATATATTGGTTCTGGAGTTAATATTTCAAGTGCTCTTCCCGCAGGAGGAGGTGTTCCAATTCAAGAAAATGAAACTGTATCTAAAAACGGAGGAATAGTGATATACACAACTACAGATCAATCTGGTAATTTTAGAATTGGTGATGGAGTTGTTATTAATCAACAGACTGGAACAATTTCTGGTGATTTCTATTCTAAGAGTTTATTCTCAACAGTTACACCATTTATCTTAGCATTAGGAGGAGAGTAACATGGCTTTAGCACTTAATATATTCAAAACAGTTACAAAAGTTGTGACTCTTACTCCTTCAATTGTTTATACTGCTCCTGTAGGTTATACTGGTGTGGTTCTTTTGTCTCAGGTGACAAATACAGGTCCAGTTACATATGATGTGACTTTATTACATCGAAGAGGTAATGTTGATAGTGAAATTGCATATCAATTACCGGTGGAATCTCATGACACTCTTAATTTAATTCGGGGGAAATTGTGTCTTGAGAGTGGAGATAAATTAGTATTGTATGGTAATAATGACACTCATTTAAAATTTGTTGTAAGTATTTTAGCTACACTTAATTAATTTTTAATATGCCCGAAAGATATCTAAGTAATCGTCAAAAAAATCTCAAAGTTGGTATCAGTTCTTACACTGAGAATCAAACAGTAGTTCAGATTACTGGAAATGTTGGAATAGGAACAACATATTCTGGAGGACGATCTCTTTATGCAATTGGAGATGGAGAATTTACTGGTGTTCTTACTGCAAAGAATTTCATAGGAAACGTGACGGGTGATTCCGTATCTGTAACTTCTCTGAACGTTTCAGGAATTTCAACTTTAGGTACGGTAAGAATTTCTAGTGGAATTATTACATCAACTGTAGGAGTTGTTACTTATTATGGAGATGGTTCCAATTTAACTGGAGTTATTGCACAATCTCTTGTTGGAGTTGTTTCTTATTCTGATAGATCTGGAATTGCAACTTATTCTAATTTTGCAGGAATTGCTACGTATTCAGATACTTCTGGAATTGCTACTTATTCTAATTTTGCAGGCATTTCTACTTATTCTGAAAAATCTGGAGTATCCACTGCATTAGAAACTCCGAGAACTTTTCAAATTACAGGAGATATTGTTGCGTCTCCAGTAATATTTGATGGTACAAATAATGTTTCACTTGCAGCGACAATTCAACCAAATAGTGTTGAATTGGGTCAAGATACGACTGGGGATTATGTTAAAGATATTTCTGGTACATCTCAGCAAATTGTTGTCACAAATGGGACCGGTGAAGGATCTACTTCAATAATAAGTCTTCCAACAAATTTATTCGCACCTCAAGATTTAACTGTTACAAGAGATTTACAAGTAAATAGAAATTTAAATGTTTCTGGAAATATTACTATTGGTGGTACTTCAGCAATCATTTATGCAACGGAATTAAGAGTTTCTGATTCAGATATTATTCTTGGATTTAGAAGTGATGTAAATGGAAATGATGTATCAAATGATAATACTGCGAATCACGGAGGTGTTGCTTTAGCTTCTACTGAAGGTAGTCCTTTAGTGAATTTGTATATACCTGGAATTGAAGAAATTTCACCCACATATAAAAAAATTATGTGGTTTAAAGAGGGTACTTTTTCTGGACTTGGGACTGATGCTTGGTTATTTAATTATGCAGTTGGTATTGGATCCACTCAATTTCCTAATGGAACTAGACTTGCAGTTGGAGAAATTAAATTCACGGAAAAAGATTTATCTATCATAAGAAATATTAATTCTTATGGTATTATTACTGCAAGTAATTTTTATGGAGATGGTTCGAATTTAACGGGAATTGTCGCTTCTTCTATTGTTGGAATTGTCTCTTATGCAGATAGATCTGGAACTTCAACAAATGTATCAGGAGGAATTGCATCTGTAACTTCTCTAAATGTTTCAGGAATTTCAACTTTAGGTACGGTAAGAATTTCTGATGGAATTATCACATCAACTGTAGGAATTGTCACTTATTATGGAGATGGTTCTAATTTAATTGGAGTTGCTGCATCTTCTCTTGTCGGATTTGCTTCGTATTCTGATAGATCTGGAATTGCAACTTATTCTGATTTTTCAGGCATCTCTACTTATTCTAATTTTGCGGGAATTGCTACTTTTTCGAATAGATCTGGAATTGCAACTTATTCTGATTTTTCAGGCATCTCTACTTATTCTAATTTTGCGGGGATATCTACTTATTCTAATTTCTCAGGTATTGCTACTTTCTCGAATAGATCGGGAATTGCAACCTACTCTGATTTTTCAGGCATCGCCACTTTCTCAAATAGATCTGGAGTTGCAACTTATTCTAATTTTGCTGGAATTGCAACCTACTCTGATTTTTCAGGTATCGCCACTTTCTCAAATAGATCTGGAGTTGCAACTTATTCTAATTTTGCGGGAATTGCTACATATTCTGATTTTTCAGGTATCGCCACTTTCTCGAATAGATCGGGAATTGCAACCTACTCTGATTTTTCTGGAATTGCTACTTTTTCAAGCAGATCTGGAATTGCTACATATTCAGATAGATCAGGAATTGCAACAAATGTATCAGGGGGAATTGCATCTGTAACTTCTCTGAATGTTTCAGGAATTTCAACTTTAGGAACGGTAAGAATTTCTAGTGGAATTATTACATCAACTGTAGGAGTTGTTACTTATTATGGAGATGGTTCCAATTTAACGGGAATTGCTGTCACTATAGCAGTTGGAGTCACAACAAATGCTGATTATGCAACATCCTCTGGAGTAATTGCAACAACAAATCTAAATCAATCTTTTAATATTCCATATCTTTTAAACAGTAGCGGATCTATATCCACGACTTATGTTTCACCATCAACTCTAACTTTTAATCCATCTACCAATAATTTAGGTATAGGTACTAATATTCCTTTACAGAGAATTCAAGTTAATTCTAGAAATCAATTTATACCAAGTATTGTATCGATTGCTTCTTCTATTGGTATTTCTACAACTTTTATTACAGGTGTTAGCACTTCAGGTCTTTCTATTGGATTGGAATTACAACAAATTAATAATATTATTTCCTCTGGGACGACAATAACATCTATTGGAATCAATACAATTGGAATAGGAACTACATCATTAAATAGTACTGCATTAGGTATAACTACTCTCACTTTTGGATCTAGAAGTGATTCTAGAGTGATTACATTCACTTCTGATGGTTCTATTGGAATAGGAACCACAAATCCTACTGTGAATTCTAAATTAGATGTATTTGGGTCTTTATTTTTAAGTTCTCCTGTTGGAACTGCGATAACGAATAAGGTAAGATTATCTTCTGTTCCTAGAGATAATGGAACTTTTGAAGTTGCTGGATTATATGGAAATCTTTCTAGTAATACTGGAAATCAATTATTTACAGCAAACAATACGAAAACAGGCGACTTTTTTAGAGTTACTGATTGGGATTCTACTTTAGGATTATCAACTTATTTAAGTGTTTCTAACACTGGTATTACTAGAGTTGATAAAATTTCAATTGGAAGAACTTCAGTAAATTCTTTTTATTCTCACGATTTATATAATAGATTAAATCTCAGATCTGCTTTTTCTACAACTACAAACTATATGTTTGTTGCTCCGAAAACATTAGACAGCGGATCAATCAGTTTTAATGCACCAGTAGGCGCTGCACAAACAAATCAAGAAACTCAGATATTTAGTATTACTAATAATCTCACTTCTAGTATTTTTAGAGTAAATGATATTAATAGATCACCTATTTTTGAGGCAAGTTCTTCTGGGAATGTTGGCATAGGTATTACAAATCCTCTTGTCAGATTTCAAGTAAATGATAGAAATAATTTTATTCCAAGTTTTGTTGCAACAGCATCTACAATTGGAGTAACAACAACAATAATTACCGGAGTTTCAACTGTTGGAATTTCGACGAATTTATCGATTCGAGATATTTTTGGTATTATTCGTGATAATACCATTATTACTTCAGTAGGTATAAGTCAAATTGGAATTAATACAACTACATTAAATACTGGAATACAAACTAATATAAATTTAACTTTTGGTACCAGATCTGATACTGGAATTGTTGCAATTACTTCTACTGGAAATGTGGGACTAGGTACAACCAGTCCTCAAGTAAAATTAGATGTATATGGATCAGCAAGAATTAATTCTGTAGGTTCTACTGCATTTCAACAGATTACTGCATCTCATTTTGCAAGAACTGGAGTTAATACAGTTAATCCAATTCGAGGATCACTTGTTCTTGATGGTATTATAGATGCAACTACACTTAATGGTGGTCAATTAATAAGTATTCTGAATGATAACAATAGTCTATTATCTATTAATAGATATTCCAAATCTTTTCCGTCCGTTCAATCTGTTTTAGAAGTAACTCAATCTGGTAATATTGGTATCGGTACTACTTTACCAACTAATCTAATTGAGATTAATTCTACGAATGTATTTGTTACAACGGTTATTGCTTATGGTTCGACAATTGGAATTACAACGACTACGATAATTGGTATTAATACTAGTGGACTTAGAACAGGACTTGAAGTACAATCATTAGTTTCTGGTATTGTTACTTCTGGGACCACTGTTACATCTATTGGTAGCAGTTCAATTGGTATTGGTAGAAGTACTTTGAATACTGGAATACAAACTAATATTCCTTTTGTTTTCGGTACCAGAGATAATAATAGAGTTATTTCTATAACGTCACAAGGGTCTGTGGGACTAGGTACAACCAGTCCTCAAGTAAAATTAGATGTATATGGATCAGCGAAGATTAATTCTGTAGGTTCTGCTACATCTCAGCAAATTACTATA